CCAACCCACGCGCGAGCATCTGAGCGGCCTGCGGCGCGCTTCGGGGCTTGGCCTGTTAATCCGTAGGTCCCTGGTTCGAGCCCAGGTCGGGGAGCCATCCCTTTCGAGAAGTAAATCAAGGCCTTGCAGCAATGCGGGGCCTTTTTTGTTGCCTGCTCGAATTGCAGGATATTGGAAGGATATTGGACGTCTTCCAATATCCAGTGCTTTGGCGGCATGCCTTCTCACCGCATGCGGCGGTGGCGGCGGATCGTCAGACCCTGCACCAGCCGCACCCAACAAGCTGGTCGTCATCGGCAACAGCATCACGCTGTATGCGCCGAATCCATCTGTCGGCTGGACGGGAAACTGGGGCCTTGCCTCGACCACGCAGGCGAAGGACTATGCCCACCTCGTAGGTGCCGGCCTGGGTCTGCCGGTGACGCCCTTCAACGTGGCGCCGCTCGAGAACGACCCGACGCGCACCGACCTGATCATCAGCTCGACCGCGCCCATCGACGAGCGAACGGACGTGATTGTGGAGATCGGCGAGAACGCTGTTTCCGGTGGATCGCCGGCTTTCACGACCAGCTACAACGCCCTGCTTGATGCCGTCGTGGCTCAGGGTGCGCACTCGCTCGTGTGCCTGTCCGACTACTGGGCAGACCCGCCGAAGGATGCGGTCAAGAAGACCGCTTGCGAGGCTCACGGCGGGACGTTCGTCGACATCAGCGGCATCTACTACGCCAACATGGATGCGATCCCATCCGGCGAGAACCCCGCCATCAGCGCGCACCCTCACGACCTTTCAATGGCCGCGATGACGAAGCTGATCTTGGCGGCGGTGAAGACGCCGACCTGACGCGCTCCACAAACGCAAAAAGAGCCCGACCCGCCACGTGGGCAGGTCGGGCATGAGGGAAAAGAGCGGCGCAGCTAGAAGCGCAAGCCGACGCGCACCTGGGCTTCGGCATGGCCGTCCTGCAGGCGCTGCACAGCGGCGCCCAGCACGAGGCGACCGATGTCGCGGTCGATCCACAGGCCTACGCTGCGGCCGGTGCCATAGCTCAGGCCGGCAGCCCAGGGCTTGGGCGGCACCGGAATCAGCGCCTGCTCGATCGGGATGTCGATCGCGGTGCTGATCGTGCCGTCGGGGCTGCTGGCGACCACGCGCTGGCCACCGTCGACGCGCACCAGGGAAAGGTCGACCTCGACGCTCGACGCGCCGGCGGCCGGCGCCGCGACGATCTTCTCGCGCCGCACCTCGACCGAGCCCTTCGGCAGCATGTGCGGCGGCGGCACGGGATGCGCTTCGGGATCGCGCGCGACGACCACCGAGTGATCGGCCTGGACCACCTGAGGCGCCGCCGTGATGACCTCCGGCACCGGTTTGGCCGGCCACATAGCCCACACCATGACGGCCGCGAGCAGGATCAGCGCGGCCGCGGCCAGTTCGAGCTTCGAGCGCAGGGAGAAGCCGCTCACGGTCTCGGCCAGGAAGCGCGGCGCGGCCTCGGCGTCGGTCTTCAGTTCGTCTTCGGTCATTTCGTTTCCTCGGTATTGGCGCCAGGCGCGGTGACACCGCCCTGATCGATCATTCGGACGAAGATCGTTGCTGCGAACATCGCGACGCCAGCACCGACGACCACGCCGTGCGGAATCGCTGCGCGCCAGTCCTCAGGGATCGACGCCCAGCCGGCCACTGCGGCGCCGTTCAGCGCGGTCAGTTGCACGGACAGGAAGCGGTGCGCACGCTGCCAGTTTGGGATGAGCTTGATAGGCATCAGGAGACTCCTTCGCTGTAGCGCGCGCCGCCGGCGCCGAAGGTTGCAGTGAGCGCCTGCTGGCGCGCGCGCGGGTCGAACGAGATGTGCACCCAGGTTCCCTCTTGGATGCACTGGTCGAAGACGAGGCCACTGGCGACGATGGCGCGTGCGATGTCCGCCGGCGTGCCGAAGCTCGGGCAGACGAAGTCCGCGGCATAGCCGTCGATGTGCGCCGAGTCCGGCACGCCGCCGACGGCCCTGTTCAGCGCCGGGCAGCGGTAGCCGCTGCTGATGTTCATCGGGGCGCCCAGCAGCGCGCGCACCTTCTCCAGGCCCATCGCCAGGATCGTCAGATGCGCAATCGTGTTCTGGTCGGGCGTGTTGTCGATGCCATCCGCCTGCGCGGTATTGCTGAACGTGAGCTCGGCCAGCACGAAGTGGTCGGTGAGTTGCATTTCAGTCCTTCGGGTGAGTGGTGGTGCTCAGGCGCCCGTCGGCGCCGGTGACGACGCCGGACGGTCCTGCGGGCTTCGGAGACGGCGAAGCCGGCGCTGGGGCCGGCTTCGTGACCTTTTCGCCCAAGCCTTTGAAGGGCTCCGGATCGGGATCGGTGGTGCGCATTGCGCCTCCTTCAGTGCGTCGTGTCCGGGCGCTGCAGCTCGGCCTGCAGCTTCTCCAGCCGCTCATCACGTCGCAGCTTGCGCAGCTGGATATAGATGTTCAGGCCGGTGAAGATGATGGTGAGCAGGATCGCGATCGGCGTCAGGAATCCGGCCAACAGTCCAAGCCATGCGAGCGCTACGGCGAAGTGAGAGTGGTCGTTGCTCATGCTCAATTCCCCGCCGTCACGACCCAGGAAGTGCCGTTGCTGACCAACGTCGCCCACTTACCGGCGATGGCCGCCAGGATTGCCGTCCCAGGGGTCGGGCTGGTGAGTGGAGAAACGTTGGCTGATGCCGACACGACGGCGTTTGCCGTGTAGGTCTGCACCTGGATCGTCTTGCCCGGATAGATGGCCGGCGACGGCAGGGTGAGCGTGACGGTGCCTGCGAAGTTGCAGCCGACGACCTTGTTTGCAACGGTAAGCGTCGCGGTCGCCGTAGTCACGAGCGTGATCGCGATCGGGGCCGTAGCGTCAACGTTCGTGTCGTCGTAGACGACGGTCACCGTCGACTGGCTGTTGACCAGCGGCCGGCCGCCACCGATGCAATTGCGGATCACCACCTTCGATGCCGCGTTGGTGTTGGTGATCAGGATTTCCGACGAGCCGCCCGTGTTGCCGCTGAACCTGCAGCCATCGATGATGACCGTGATGGCCAGCGTGCCGCCAATGAGGATCGGCTGACCGGGCAAGTTGCGCAGCGTCGTGTCGCTAATCGTCGCGTTCATGTTCGAGCAGTCGATACCGCCCATCGTGGTCGACTGGGTGTATGCGCTCGAAGTCGCCAGGCCGTCGATGATCGTATTCCCGCCGACCGTGAGTTTGCAGCCCACCCCGGTGGAGTAAGCGACGGCCATGCCCGGTAGGTTGCGGAACCGAGAATTCGAAACGGAGACGTCAACACCGTTGCCGCCGATGAGAATCGCACCCTGGTAGGTGCCGTACTGGGTGTTTCCGATGAAGTTACTGCTCTCCACCCCAACGTTGATCGAAGACGTCGTCGGGTTCAGCAGGAGCGAGGCATATTCCGCATACTCGGACTGCATCCCCGTGATGGTGATGTCGTTGCCGCTATTGACCGAGATCTGATAGTTGCCGAGGTAATGCAGGTTGTCGTTGAGCTGGATATTCTGGCCAGTGACAACAATCTGATTCAGGCCGCCGTCGAAGATCGAATCGGACAGCTTTCCGTCCGCGCCGCCGGCCAGGACACCCTGCCCCGGGAAGCTGCAGAACACCTCGTGCACGCTCCAACCGGCGCACTGTGTCGTGTCGATGTTCGGAAAGCCCGACGGGCCGCCGAGAAACATCAGTTCGGAGACTTCCGCTGCCTGGCCACCACTGTCCACGACGCCCGCGCTCGAAGTGCCGAGGATGATGGTGGCTGCGGTGTTCAGCGCGTGCGCACTCTGCGCGTCGAGCCGCGTGGCGCCCATCCCGGAGCCCTGCAGGTGCTGGCCCTTGCGCACGAAAATCGAGGCCGGACCGCCGGCGACGCCGCCGACGATGAACGACATCCCGGGTACCGCCAGCTTGCCCCAGAGCGCAATGCTGTAGGCCGTGGATGCACCGAGCGCGGTATTGAAGACCGCAGTCGTGTCGACCACGGGGGCGCCAGACAACCAGTCAGTCGCCTGCACCTGGCTGAAATAGTCGGTGACGCTCTCGAGCCCGGTGTTACGCCAGCCCAGCGTTGCAACGGGGTAGGTATACGTCGGGCTGTAGGTGCTCCTGTCGGCACCGAAGCCCAGATTCGGGTAGCCGCTGTAGGTGCTGATGCTCCCCGACGTGATGGTGGTCGTGCCGTTCGCGACCGTGACCGCGAAGAGGCCGACATAACCCGCGTCCGGAGCCGGCGTCGTCTGGCTGCCCGTCGCTGCCGCGATGCCAACCTTGGCCTGAAGCGACACCGTGCCAGCGCGAAGGGTTGCCTGCGGGGTGCCACTGTTCGCCGGGCCAGAATAGGCTTGCGACGGGTTGCTGCTGTTGTAATACGGCAGCGTGACCAGCGCCGTGTCGCTGTCCAGGTACGTTGCCTGGATCAGGTAGTTGACCGAAAAACCAGCGGTCGCGGGCGCGGCGCAGGCGAGCGTCACGGCGTCGAGCAAGATGCCCTGCTTGACGATCTGGTGCGTCGTATCGGCCGCCAGCGACGAGTACGCCGTGCCGTCCAGGTTCTGCAGGCTGTAGAGCCGGCCGGGCGTGACCTGCACGGCGAGCGACGCCGGGCCCGTGGGCACGCAGGTGAAACCGCTGGCCTGCGTCGACGTGCCGATCAGGTCCTGCGTGAGCATCGCCAGCGCGGTCATCGAGAACCGGTTGGTGCGAAGCAGGTCAGTCTCGAGCGGGACTGCGCCAGGGTAGACGATCGTACGATCCATTGCGGCTCCAGGAGGTGCAAACGACAAGGGCCGCGATTGGCGGCCCAGAAACGAAAAAGCCGCCCGAAGGCGGCTGAGATGGAGTGCGGCGCAGCTACGAGCTGATGCGCGCCCAGATGGTGTAGGTAGCCGGTCGAACGCTCTCGATCGCGGCGTAAATGTCAGCGTCGGTGAGGGCGCCCTGAACCATCGACAGCGCGACGTATTGGCCCTGCGATCCGAGGCTATAGCCGGCGGATGGCGAGCCGTAGCCGGCCACGCCCGGAACGCCGGTGCCGTGCGGCCGGAACGCCGTCACGAACGCCTGCATGGGCAGCAGCATCGAGCCGTAGGCGCCGCCGGCTCCATAGCCCGCGCCGATGCCATAGGCGCCGGTGTCGGCCGGCCGCATCGGCTCGAAGATGAGCGGAGCGCGGCCGGTGAGTTGCGTCAGCACGATCGACACCGCGTTGCGGGTGCCGCGCTCGCGAAACAGGCTGCTGATGATCCGCGCGCGGAAGCTGGCGTCGGTCTGGCCGCTCGCGCGCACAAGCGTGGTGCCGAAGAAGTCGCCGGCGATCATGTCCAGAAAGCCGTCCGTGGCCGTGGCGATCCGCGTCTGCAATCGCACGTAGGCCAGGAGCTGGTAGGCGAAAGAGAGCGCCGAGGCCGCTCCCGCGAGAACCGCATCACGCAGGCTCGACATGCCCACCGTGAACCAGCCGTTCGGGACGAGCAGCGCCAGGCGCGCGCTCATGTCTTGGTTGTCACCCGTTGCCATGCGATCCTCAGCTGATGGTGATGGTGCCGGCCTTGGCCACCTGCTGCGAACTGACGGCGACGTCGGACGTGCCCCCGTTCACCGTCACCGCGCTGATGTTGGCGACACCAGGCGACGCGTCGTAGGCGACCTGCACCAGCCTCGTGAACGACAGCAGCGTCCCGAGGGGCAGCGAGTTGATGTAAGCGAGCAGCGCCGCGCTCACTGCCGCGGCCACGTCCGAATGCAGGTAGCCGGTCGCCGCCGTGACCGTCATGGCGACGTTTGCCGTGACGATGACCGGTGCGAAGACGCCGAAGGTGCTGCCGATCGGTCGGACGGCATCGATCGCGTTCGAGACGGTCGACAGGAACTCAGTCGACGGCGCGCCGCTCCCGTCATCGACGACGACGTAGAAGTAGCCCTGGTCGGCCGCGCCGGAATAGGTGAAGTTCTCCGTCAGCGTCATGTTGACGCCCAACTGCAGCGAGGTCACCGCGTAGGTAATGGCACCGCGGGTGGCGCGCGACAGGCTGTTGATGTAGGACACGAAGCGCGCCTTCATGGCCGGATCCAACTCACCGTCAGATCCGTTCGTGAAAGCCGCTGCGTTGGTGACGGTATCGATGCCCGGAAGCGGATTGCCCACGGTGTTGATCGCGCCGGCCGCCGCGTTTCCAGAGGCCGAAACCGACTGCGAGACCACCGTCACCGTGCAGCTGGTCGTTCCCGGCGCCATCACGTAGGCACCCAGCGTCGCGTTGTAGGCTGATTGCGTCGAATCGGCGATGACCGAGTACTTCTGCGCGCCGTCGCTGGTCTGGACGACTGAGCCAACGGGTACGCTGGCCTGCGCGGTGGCGGTGAAGCGTGCGCAGGTGACCGGACCGTTCGCGGGCTTGGCCGACTCACGCGCAAAACCGAAGTCGGCCGCCCAGCTGTCGGCATCGGGCCCATTGCTGCTGGCGAACCGAGTCAGCGCGGCGATCTGAAGTGCGACCCCCTGCAGCCAGAGCGTGAGCGCGCCAATGGCTTCGGTGAAGGCCCGAAGGATCGAGCCAACAGTCATGTCGACGAGCTGGGACGCCCCGCCCTGAATGGCCGTGACGGCGTTCGAAACGATCTGCGCGAACGTCTGGGTGTTGATTGCCATGTCGTCAGGAGCTCACATTGAAGGAAAGGACGACAGGCTTGCCGTTGGCGGCGTCGTTGTAGGCAATCGTCACAGCGATCGACGATGGGTCTGTAGGGTTGGTCGCGACAGTGATCTGCGGCGGAGGCATGCTCGCAACGCTGTCTTCGAGCAGGATGTGAGATCGAATCAGCGCAGCCACCTTGCCCGGGTCGAGCGGCTGACCGACGAACGCCGGCAGCCCCGCTCCGTAGTCCGGGTGGAAGACGTAGTCGCCCGGGTTGGTGAGGAGCCGGCGAAGCACGCGCTGCTGGCCGAGCTCGGTGCCGTCGACGGTCAGGATGTCGCCGCCGGCGCTAGCCGACAGGTCGCCCGACCAGTAGTGGTAGATGTCATTGATCATCGGCGCTTACATCAGGTGGTCCGGCGCGTTGCCGGTGCCCGGCGTGCCGTGGCCCTTGTGGTCGTTGTACGTGGTTCTCATGGTGGCCATAGTCCCGGAAGAGTCCTCAACTTCGCCTGTGGTGGCGATCAGGCTGCCGGTAGTGGTCGCGATGTTTCCGGAAACGGTCAGCGTGCCGACGATCTCCGTATTGCCGGTGATCGTCGTCACCGCGGTGACACTGGCCGTGGCCGCCGTGACGTCGAGCGCGCCACCAATGGTCGCGGTGGCGCTGCCGCCCACGCCGATCGTCGCGTTGTCCGCGACGGTGATACTGGCGCTGCCGTTGACCGTTGCGGTCGCATTACCCTGCACCGTCACGCCGGCATTGCCACCGCAGGCGACGTCGATGTCGCCGGTGACGTTCGCCGTCAGGTTGCGGCCGACGACCGCGGCCAGGTCGCGCGCGCTGGTCACGAGAACGTCGCCGGCGTTCGTGAACTTCAGGAAGCTGCCCGACTGGTGGACGACCCAGAATTCGGCGCTGGGCACGGACAGCGGCAGGTCAATGTCGTTGAAAAGTCGACCTTCGACGTAGCCGGCCTCGATGTCGCCGCCGAAGAACGTCACCTCGACCATGTCGCCGACGGACGGCGCGGCGAAGAAGCCCCAGCCGTTGCCGATCCAGGGCGAGCACAGCGGCATCCAGCCAGTGAGGATGCCCTCAGCCTGCAGCTCGACGCGCACGGCGTAGTTGTCGGGGTCGTAGCTGGTGACGGTGCCCACCGACGTGCCGCGGCTACTGGTGGCCTGGCGCTGGGCCTGCAGCCGCATCGCGTTTAGGATCGGTTTCATCATGATTGCACCTCGTTGGCCGGGCTGGTGTTCTTGGCGGACACCGTCATCAGGTAGCCGTCGTCGAGGCTCATCGAGCGGACGATCTCGTGCGGGAAATAGTCCTGGTCGAACGCCGTGCCGGTGCCCTGCACGCGGAGGGAAGCCTTCGTCGACAGGATTCCGTCGCCGGGCAGCACTGCGTTCAGCTTCATCTCGTGCGAGACGATCTGCCGATAGGTCGCCTCGGCGTACTGCTGCACCTGCGTGGCCGTGCGGCCGGCCGGCAGCGTGTAGCTGAAGGTCTGCACGCCACCGAATGGCGTTGCCTTGCCGGCCTGGATGTTCTTCGGCGCCGCTGGATACGACTCGACGACCGCGACCTTCTTCGTGATGCTTGGGCTGCGCGCCGTGACCGTAATTCCCTTCGAGACCGTCAGGCTGCGGGAGAACGAGACGTGCACGGCGTTGCTCTGCGGCGCTCCGAAGGTGCTGTTGGCAGGCTCCCAGTAAAGCAGGTAGGGCTCGCCGCTGTCGCGGTCGTCGGGCTCGAAGTGGAGCTCGTTGCCGGTGACATAGACAACGAGGCCTTCCTCGCGCGCCAGCCACGTCAGCAACTCCCACTCGCTGCGGTCGGCCTGCATGCGCACCTGGGTGCGCTTGTAGAGCGTTCCGGCGATGTCGGTACCGCCGGTGACGACCGGCGTCAGGCCGTGAGACTGCGCCAGCTGCGTGACGATGTCGGCAACATGCTGGTTCTCGAAGGTCGATGTGATCTTCGCGTCGATGAAGACCGCGGTTAGGTCGCGGCCGGTCAGCGTCAGCTTGCTCGCGACCATGTCGAGATCGATGTCGTCGACGCGGCCATAGATCAGGCTGGTCAGCTCCACCGCATTCGGGTTGGCCGGGTCGGTCGGAAAGCCAGCCAGCACCTCGACGAACATCTGCGTCTGCGAGGCGAACCAGTCGGCGCCCATGGTCGCCGGCAGCGCCGAGATCGCGAACGACACGCGGAAGCTGTCGGCCTCGTTGTAGGTGTTGCTTGTGACCTCCCACGACTCCCATCCGTCCATCGGAACGCCACCGACGCGCACGACGGCGCGCGGCTGACGCGCAGCCGAGTCAGCTGGGAAAGTGTTGAGCATGTCGGGTTCAGGCTTGCAGGACGCCGTTGGTCGTGTCGGGCAGCGACGGGATCGTCAGGATCTGGGCGCCCTGCACGAACGGATCTGTCAGGCCGTTGGCCTTGGCGATGCCAGTCCATGCCGTCGCATCGCCGTACTGCTTCTGCGCGATGTCGAACAGGTTGCCGCCGGCGGTGGCCACCGTGCGCTGCGACGAATTCACCTGGCCGAGGTTGGCCTGCATTCGCCCGAGGACATTGCGCAGGTTGTAGAGGTCGCCCAGCTGCTCCATCGCGACGACCTGGCCAGTCAGCTTCGACGCAGCCACGGACACCGGGTTGCCCGGCAGCACGCCGCCGAACGTCGTGACGTTGGCGATCGTGTTGCTGGCGGACGCCGTCAGCAGCGTGATCTGCTGCTGCGCGGCCGCGATCGGCTGCAGGACGCCGTTGATCGTGCTCTGCGCAGCCTTGGCGAATGACGAGACCGCCGACACCGCGCTGCTGACGGTCGCGACGAGGCCGCTCAGCGTCGAGTCGCCGATCGAGCCCGCCAGCGTGCTGGCCGACGCCGTGTCGGTCGACATCGCCTGATCAACCGGCGCCGCAGCGATGGTCGTCACCGGCGAAGTGTTGTCCTGCACGACCTCGCAGGTGATGGAGTACGCCACCTGGTAGGACTTCTCGTAGACCGCGTCGAACTCGCTAATCACGACCAGATAATTGAACGTCGACCAGACGAGCGTCAGCGGCAGGCCGGCGACACGCAGCGTGTCGAGATAGCGCGCGCGATCGGGCGCGGTCGTGCCCATGAAGATGCCGGACCAGGTCAGCGCCTTGTCAGCGCGGCCCATGGCGTCGACGACCTTGGCGCCCCCGACGAGTTGGTGCACCGCCAGGCGCTGCGAGCCGCCGAAGGGGATGCTGGCCGGGATCTCGAGCGAGGCGAACTCGAAGTCGCCGAGCTTGAGCGTGGTGTCGGGTTGCATCGATCAGCCCCCTGCAGGGTCCATTCCGAAGGTGGGGTCGTAGCTCAGACTTCCGCTTTGCGGGCGGTAGGCGTCCTTCGCCTGGTGCTTGGTGACGGAGGTGGCCAGCAGTCGGCCGTCGAGCATCAGCTTCGTGTGCACCTCACCGAACGAGGCAGGTGCGCGCGCGACGTTCGGGCTCTCGTGCGCAGTCGCGGCGGCGTTGTTTGCGCCCGGTGCGTCATCGAAGCCAAGCAGGCTCGCTACGAGCTTCGCGGCGGTCGTCAGAGGACCCGCGGCCGCTTGCGTCGGAGAGATCCCTGCCGCAGTGCGCAGGATGTTCGCGCCGCCCTTCAGGATGCCCGTGAAGAAAGGCAGCATCGTCGTGCCGAACTGCGTCTTGAAGTCCGTCCACGCGGCGTCGAATTCCTTCTCCTGGCCCGTCAGGCTGAGCTTCGCGTTCTCCACCGACTTGGCGATGCCGTCGGCCTTCGAGATCGCCTCGACGCCCTTCTGGATCTGCGGCATCGCCCGCTCAATGGCGTTGAAGAACTGGCCACCGGTACGCCCGAAGATCAGTGCGTTCTCGCGCGTGATGCCGTCGGAGTCGAGCTTCATCTTCGCGTAAATCGGCCGGATCGCCTGCTCGTAGAACAGTTCCGGGTTCTCGTGAAAAAGCTTCGAATTGGCATCGCTCAGCGGGTTGCCGAGCATGTTCTTGATGCCCCCCTGCGAGTTCCAGGAGATCTTGCTGTTGTCCCACAGGCCGTTGTCGACGAGCGCGTGCGCTACTTGGTTGGGGATCCGCGTGATGCCCATGATCCGGTTGTAGGCGGTGGCGTCTGCGGTGCCGGCGCGGCCGCCGCTCAGCTCAGCCATGATCGGTTCGAGCCGCGCCAGCGCGTCGTTCGAAAGGTTGTAGCCCGCGCTGCCCGCCGTCTTCTTGAAGGCCAGCAGCTGCTGCCAGTCGACGGTTCCGCCGGACGACTGGTTGAGCTTCCAGCCGAAGTCCGCGATGCTGTTGAAGGCGGCGGCGCTCTTCAGGCCACCGCTCAGCTCGACGTAGCGCAGCATCGCCATGTTGGCGGTCGCCATCTTGCCGTCGCTGTCGCCGCCCATGGCCGAAGCCAGGAAGTTCAGCTGCGACAGCACCGGTGCAGCCAGCTTGGCGCCGGCCAGCGCGCTGCTGTCGCTCTCGCCCGACTCGCGGAAGACGCCCTGCGCCTCCCGGAAGTTGCGCATATTCTCGGCACGCGTGCTGCCGTAGACGCGCATGCCGTCGACGTAGTTGAACGCCTCGGAATTTTGGCCGGGGGACAGGCCGAACATGCGGAAGCGCGCGCGCTCGGTATCGAGATCCTTGGCGCTCTCGTATAGCGCATGGCCAGCGTAGCCCATGCCTGCGGCGATCGCCAACGGGATGAAGGCGTCGCCGGCGGCCATGCCGACCGTGCCCAAGCCAATGCCGCCCGGGCCCATGTGGATGTTCCCGCCATGGAAGCCGTTGCGATGGCCGCCGCCGCGCCCACCACCGCCGCCTCCGCCACCGGGAAGCAGTGGCACGCCAGAGCCACCACCGAGGCTGCCCGCAGTCGCGCGGATCTGCGCGAGGCGGCGCTCGAGGCGCTCGGCGCCCAGCGCAGCCTTGTCGAGGGCCGCGGCCGACGCCAGACTATCCTTCGCCAGTGACTTGAGGCCGATCTTCTCCTGGCCGATGGACTTCAAGGCCTTGCCGAGGGCGAGGGAGATGCCTTCGAGGCGCTCCATCTGCTCCGCCACCATGATCAACTGGGGGGAAACCAGATTGTTCAGGGTCAGCGTGACGCCGATCTTGTAGGCTTCGAACATCGGGCGTTGTCCCTGAGAGGTATCTATGCGCCTTAAGACGCGAATTCATGAGTGGCTCGCCGACCGGATCAGCTGGGTGCAGTACCCGCGCCTGGTGGTGATCCACCGGCAGCCGCACCGCACGCTGGCCTATCGCTGGAGCGTGATGACCTGGAAGCAGCGCGGCTGGGTGCTGTTCTTCGCTTGGTGGGGCGCGGTGTGCGCCCTGTCGATCTACGGCAACTTGATCGACTGAATCCGCTTCCACGGCTCGCCAATCAGCCACGCGACCATGATCGCGGCGGCTGTCGCGCCAATCTTGGGTTTCCCCTCGAAGGCTGCCGGCCCGAGAACGGGACGCGGCGGAATCGTAGGCGTTCCCACCTCCTGATACACCGCGATGTCGCTGTCGCTGCCGATGACCGCCTCGTGGCCGGCTTGGCTGGTGCTGTAGGAGTCGCGCAGGCCGCCGGTGCGCAATAGCGGCTCGAACGGCGAGAAGCCCTTCGAGATCCGATCCTGTGTCGTGCGCTCAGCGAGCGGCGCCCAGGCCGGGAACGGGCCCGCAGCGTCCTGGTAGACGCCGATTCGGTCCTTGGCGTCGTCCAGAACGATGTTCGCGGCCTTGGCGGTGATCTCGGTAGTGACGACCTCGCCTTGCGCGGCCACCTTCAGCATGTGCTTGCCGAATGCGCCGAAGCTCTTGAATTCGCGCATTGTCAGTCCTTGTAGCGCATGGAGCCGAGATCGAACTCGCGGCCGCCCTGCTCGCTGATGATGATCGCCCAGGCAGCCCGGGTGACGTCATCGACGCTGAAGGCCACGTCAAACGGGACGCCGTGGCGAACGAGCCAGAGGCATTCCCGCAGCGGCGTGGCCCGGATCAGTTTCCCAGCTTCGCCTTGTCCTCTTCGGGTGTTTGCTCGCCGAAGTGCTTCTCGACAGCGATCGAAACCGCGGCGATGCCCTCCTCGTCCAGGCGCTGGATCAGCGCTTCGATCTCGCGCTTCGTCGTCATCGGAATGCGGTCGTCGTCGTCGATCGCTGCGACGTAGATCAACGGCAGGCACATGTTCACGTAGACGCGGTTCGTCGCCGTCGGGCCCAGCGCCTCTACGAGTCGGAACTGCGCGAGCACCCCCGGCCGGCGCAGCAGGATCGTGCGACCCTTGCTGTCCTTGAGGGAGATGTCCGCGGTCGCCGCGGCGATGACCTGCGCCGACGGGCTGGCGGCCGCCGCGGGCGCGGCGACCTTGTTCACGGTGAGTTTCGTCATGATGGATTCGGGCTCAACTGATCTTCTGGCGCTGCGAGGCGACGAAGCTCAGCTTTTGCTTGACGGTGGCGTCGCCCGCCCAACTGCCGGCGTCGTCATACTTAAGCAGCACCCCCAAATAGCGGTACTGCGAGAGGGATCCGTTGACCTCGCTGATCGTCTCGGTCAGGGTTCCGGGCTGTTCGTTGATGCCGGCGTAGTAATTCGACTCGAGCTGAGCGAAGTAGTCATCGACGGTCGAATCGGCTCGCTCGATGTCGAAGCCTCCGTTCCAACCATCGAAGAAGCGCACGTGGCGCGTAACGCCGTCCAGCCCCTTCACCTTGACCTCAACGGTTTCCTGGCGCCGGTGGAATCCGGTGATCATGTTGAGGGTGAGAGGGCCGCTCGCGGTCACGATGGTGAGCGCGATGTCGCGGCCGACGGAAAAGTCACCTATGGGCATGGATGCTCCTATGGGGTGTTGTCAGGCGCGGGCTCAGGCGAGCTGCGTCTGCTGACGGGTGATCTGGACGCTGGTGCCGCCTTCGACGTTCACGAGGAACTTCTCGATCACGGCCAGGTACTTGACCTTGACGTCGGCCTGCATGTAGCCGAGGGCCACGCGCGAATCCGGGTTGTTCGCCGCATCGATCTCGACGGTGAAGGCCGGCCCCCCATTCGGGTTGCCGATCATTCCCTGCT